GAACGACAATCCTCGGTTTCCATTTGTGTGGACAAGGTCGCACAGGTGGTTGTGGTTATTTGACATATGACCAGGTTGAGAAAGGCTTGAAACATTTAGCCGAAGTCCCTGGTATTGTCAGAACTGCAAGCCGAGGAACTTTACCGAAAGATCAATTTGGAAAGAAATTAGTTGAGGATGGTGAAATACATCGAAAGAGTGCTACACGATTCTTAACTGAGGGATGTTCAATTGAGATTTATGGTCCCACCTCTGGTAGAGCTACTCCTGTTTCAGCAGTAGTACCAACAATCATATCTGATCTTGTTGCGGAAGTTACTGGAGTACCACAAAAGTGGGGACCCCCCAAATTGAAAGGTGAAGGTGTCTACCCTTATCAGGTGGCATTGGAACAATTGTCTCATCCGTCTCTATCACTAGGAAGTATTGTAGTGAAAGCTGTTCGTTGCTATCGGATGCAATTTCTGAAGATTCGTGAGAAATTGCCTGAATTGTTTAAAGAGTGTAAACCTCTAACACAAGTTCAGACAGTTTCTGGGATTATCGGAAAGCGCTTTATAGATCCAATGAATTTTAATACTTCACCTGGATGGCCGTTGTCTGGAAAGAAGACCAAACTTTTGATTGATCTTAATCCAGATGAATATCCAGATAGTGGTAGACCACGAACATTTGTTCCTGAAATTTGGGAAGAAGTTGAACGTATTAAGAAGATTTTGTTAGCTGGTGAACGTGCTTATTGTGTATGGAAAGCGTGTTTAAAGGATGAAGCTACAAAATTGATTAAGGATAAGGTGCGTGTATTTCAGAGTGCACCTATTGCGTTACAACTTATTATTCGCATGTACTTCTTACCTATTGTTCGAGTCATCCAACTAAATCCGCTACTGTGTGAGTGTATGGTTGGAGCAAATGCTGAAGGCCCTGAGTGGGAGCAGCTAAATGACTTCATGACTTCGAAAGGTGAAAATGTTTTGGCTGGTGATTATAGTAAGTATGATCAAAGGATGCCCGCACAACTCGTGACTGCAGCTTTTTCAATCTTAATATGGGTCGGAGAACATTTATGCGAATATCCGGAGGAGGATATCCAGTTGATGAAGGCACTAGTTGCTGAAATTGTGTATCCCTTGATGGCTTACAATGGCGATATGATAATGTTGTTCGGATCAAACCCTTCTGGGCAAAATCTAACAGTTATTATCAATTCCATCGTTAATAGTTTGCTATTGAGGAGTTGTTATTATACAGTATATTCAGATGAACCTATTGGTTCCTTCACCGACTATTGCGCGTTTGGTACATATGGTGACGATGTGAAGGGAACTGTCTCTGTGGAGAGGCCCCTTTTCAACCATATTTCATTTGCTCAATTCTTAGCCATTTTCGATATGAAATTTACAATGCCGGATAAAGAGTCTGTCGCAACCAAGTATATGGATGCGGATGCAGCGGACTTTCTTAAGCGTAGTAATTTCTATCATCCTGATTTGAAAGCATATGTCGGCGTGTTAGCTGAGGATTCTATCTTTAAGCGATTACATGCCCATTTACTTTCGAAGGAATTGACTTTGGAACAACAAGCGGCGCAAAATATCGACACATCTCTCCATGATTGGTTTTATTATGGAAGAGAAGTATTTGAGCGACGACTTTCAGAAATGAAAGAAATCGCATCCCAGGCTGGAATAACCCATTTGTGTCATGGGTTCGACAAGAGTTATGATGATCGGACTCAGGATTGGTTTCGCAAGTACCGACCTGAAGACGCTGACCCTGTCGATGAAGCTAGGATTACCTTACGTGAGAATTAATGGTTAAATTCTCCACCCCGAAGTCCATCGGGGTTCCTGTGTATAGTTAAAACGGACTGTGTATATATGGTTTACCAATTGTGTTTATGTTTTGTGTCGTGTACATATATGGAATTAGGCTTTGTACATATTGGCATGGTGCTCGGCCATACCCCTATTTAGGGGAGTAGTTAGCCACTACAAAATCACCGCACCGTTCTACAGTTTGAGTCAACTGTAGATTTTGTTTATATTGACTCAGTAACAATTTTGATTATTTATTTGTAAATTTATGTTGTGAAAAGATGTTATTTAGGCCCCAAATGGGAGTCGTAGCTGAAGCTTCGATTCAAACCAAAGGGACCTTTACTGCTCAGGAAAATGTCGAGTTTTCAGACCAAATGCAACCTTATGTATATAATGCTGGTGGCGAAATGGATCCTACGAGATCGTTGCAAGATACTAATGATGCAACACTTGACAATTTCTTTAGTCGACCCCTCAAAATTCATGAGGTGGAGTGGGGCACGGGAACATCTTTGTTTTCTCGTATAGATCCTTGGACTTTATATTTTGAAAATCCCCGTGTTATTAATCGACTAGTAAACTACAAATTATTGAAAGCCAAACTTCATGTAAAACTTGTTATAAATGGAAATGGTTTTCTATATGGGAGAGCTATCGCTTCTTATTTGCCTTACGATATCTTGGATTCTTTATCTACTAGTCGTGCGCTTATAGCGCAAGATTTAGTTCAAGAATCGCAACGTCCACATGTTTATCTGGATCCCACTACGTCTAGTGGTGGAGAAATGATTTTACCAATGTTTTGGTATGCAAATTATTTAGATATTCCAGATAACGATTGGAACGAACTAGGATCATTGACAATCCGTTCAATCAATGATTTGAAGCATGCAAATGGAGCAAGCGATCGGGTTACTGTGAGTGTATTTGCTTGGGCTGAGGATGTATCCTTCAGTGTGTTAACAGCACATGAGCCTTGGTCTTTGGCCCCTCAAATGGGAGAGATCGATGAAGCTAATCGCTCTGGTGTAATATCCAAACCTGCTAGCGTAATTGCAAAATGCGCAGGAGCTTTGAAAGATGCTCCAATGATAGCACCCTTTGCTTTGGCAACTGAGATGGCTGCATCTACAGTTGGAAATATAGCAAAGATGTTTGGGTATTCGCGACCGCCTGTTACCAAGGCACCTGATCCATTTGTCCCACGTCCGTTCGGGCAATTAGCTCTCACGAATGTTCCAGATAATTGCTTCAAACTGACAGTTGATGAGAAACAAGAATTATCAATTGACGCACGAATTGCAGGATTGTCAGGAGGATCGGATCCTCTGAATATCCGTGATATTGCTAGCCGTGAATCATATCTCACAACTTTTAGTTGGAACATAGGAACAGCTCCGGAAACAATCCTATGGAACGCTCGCATCGATCCAGCCATTTGGGCAGAAGTAGCTTCTAATCCAAAGGAGTTGCATCTTCCTGCCTGTGCTATGGCATGTCTGCCATTTAAGTATTGGACGGGTTCGATGAAGTTCCGTTTCCAGATTGTGTGTTCCTCATTTCACAAAGGTAGGTTAAAGGTTGTTTACGACCCTGACTATATTGCGTCCAATGAGTATAACACAAATTATCTGCACATTGTAGACATTGCAGACACAAAAGATTTCACCATCGAGATTGGAAATGGTCAGAATCGAACGTTGCTCGATCACCATATTCCTGGTTATGATAGCGTCACTCAAATGTATAGTACTACTCAATATGCACATAGTGAAGCTGGTAATGGTGTTATTGGATTATATGTTGTTAATGAGTTAACTACTCCTAACAGCACTGTTACCAATGATATCGAAATCAATGTGTTTGTATCTATGGGGGATGATTTTGAGGTATTCGTACCTGATGATCAATTCCAAAGATATGTTTACGAACCGCGGACTGGTTCATCCAGGGGAGATGATGCACGTAAATCCACGCCTCTGTCGTCACGATCTAATCGTCTCGTCCATGCTACTGGTAGTCGCTCTTCCCGTCCAATGTTTGAACCTCAATCTGGAAAGATTGTTCCGGAATCCGAGAACACTACAGAACCAAGTGCACCGCTACATGATGACACTGTTAAATTAGGACCAACTTTACAAGATGGTGAGTTAATTAACAAAGTGTTTACTGGCGAATGTATAACTTCATTTCGTCAAATGCTTAAACGCTACAACTTACACTCTTGTGTTGGGTTCTTAAATAGTGCTCCTGCAATGTTACAATTACAAATGGCCGCTTTTCCGTACTTACGAGGAGCAGTTGCAGGTGCCATTCACAAGACAGTTGGGTCGGCTTCTGCTGACTATAACTATTGCAACACAGTGATGCTTCATTGGGTAACCAATTGTTTTTCGGCATGGCGCGGCTCAATTCGCTGGAAAGCTGTGAACAGAGCAGTTAACATAGGGAGAAATAAGCCAAGAATGGAAGTTACACGCTTCCATGATCAGGCTAAATATTCTAACGTTATTACGGCTCCGTTTCCAGACTATGCGACAGAAAGTCAAGCCGCCAATTCAGTGGTTGTCGATACACCTGGTCTCGGTGTTCTAGCAGCTCAAGGAAAACCTAGCTCTGCGACGCTCGGGTCCGCTATTACTGTTGGAGAAGTTAATCCTACACTTGAATGGGAGATTCCTTTCTATAGTCCTTTCAGGCATGTGCCTGGTAAGGAACAAGACTGGACATCTTATATTCTATTTGGAGGATCGGCCTTCACTACATGGTGTGACCCAGACGCTAGTAGTACAGTTGACTTTTACTGTGCAGCAGGCGAGGATTACGTTCCTTACTTCTGGACTGGTTGTCCCGTAATTTATTATGAGGCTAACCCACCCGACCCCGCTGTTGTATAGCAGGCTCAGGGGGACAGACACCTCCTAAACAAATGTGGCTTTAAAGAAGTGCCAGCAGGAGTAAACTTCTTAACGATTCCCCTTTTGGACAGGGGACTCGGGGGGACAGACACCCCCTTAACAAATGTGGCTTTATAGAAGTGCCAGCAGGAGAAAACTTCTTACCAAGACTGTGGTCGTCTTGGGGAGACCTTTAGGTCTCCGGACTACGCCGTATCTTATTCATGTGATTGAATTTTTGCCGGTTTAGTCCGGATTTTTCTAGATCACATGTTAAGTTAGCGTAGCCCAGTACGCGTCAGTAATGTCGCGTATGAGAGGTTGAGGTACTATTTTGCGCCAACCTCTCCGTGGG